TTGTACCCGACTTCAACACTACTTTAGAATACTTAACATCTGCATAAGGCTGAGTAGCTTTGTCAAAGTTAACAAGTCCATATCCATACACTTCGTCGACACCGGGCTTACCTAAATCAGTGGCAGTGCTCTTAACCAACTGCACAATCTCTGCGGCCTTAAGTTGTGGCCAAGCTTGTTTGATTAGTGCAATACCACCGCTAACTAGAGCAGTAGCAGGGCTAGTACCATTCATAAATGTAGCAAGGTATTCTGCCGTTGCGCTTTTATCTTGAGAAACGACAACTCTCTCACCAGGGGCAACCACATAAAAATCTTTAACTTGGTAAATGTCTTTACAAACACCAGCCACTAGGTTAGTACAAATATGGCCTGCGGCATTGCTGAAAGAACTCAATTGATTGTTGGCATTCACACTTCCAACAATCAACCAACGACCACCAAAAGTTAAATTACCAGTGCTGTCTGTTGCAGCCGCAAATGCCGCTGGAAAACTTGCATAAGGCAACCCAACATTTTTAGAGTCGCCGTTACCTGCGGCAACGACAACCACGCTAGACTTGTTGGTGGATGTTTGATATGCTTTGAATGTATTAACTTGGCCATACATAGGAGCATACAAAGGATTGCCTTGATAAACACCTGTGGCAATTTGTTTAGTTCCTGCAATAAAATTTGCATCATAAGTAGAACCAAAACTCATGTTAACTACTGCGGCGCCATTTGTTTCTGCCCAGTTTAAACCTTTAATCACTGCTGTGGTATCAATTTGAGGCGTGTTACCACCTTGGCCAACTTGACCAAGTAGCAGGCTAGAATTGTATGCCACACCAACTGTGCCTACTCCATTGTTAAGGGCGCCGCCGGCGGCTGATGCCATAGCTGTTCCATGAAAACCCCAATTTGCATTGGTAGCACTAATCGTGCCTGAGTAAAAATTCTGATAACCAATAATGTTTGATTTCAAATCTGCATGGCCGAGATCAAATCCTTGATCTAATACTGCAATCTTAACACCTTTACCTGTGTAACCGCGAGCCCAAGCCGCAGGTGCATTGATCTGAGTCAGAATAGTCGAAGTTTCATATTGCTCCAGTGTCATTCTTTTACCATCTGGAGTAATGTACATCTGCGGACTTGTCTGTGCATAAGCAGACAATGTGCTTGATACTGCTACTGCGATTAAACTAAGTTTGAGTTTCATTTAAATTCCCTATTGCTTAATATACATGTATTATACAACAAAGCCCAATTAGTGTCAATTAATTGGGCTTTGTTTAGTTTAGCACACTTCTGCACGTTTCAAAATTGTTGTCTCTGCCAACTTCTTCCAGTTGTGAGCACTCATCTTACGCAAGTCTGCAATCTTCAAAACTGTACGCAAAGACAATTCACGCAAACGATTCTTCTGTTCCCACACATAGTTAACAATCTCGTCACTAGCACCATCTTCAAAATCGTAGCTGTCAAGCATACCATCTTGAACGATCTGTTTAATACGCAAGAACTTGTCACGTTGGGTATCCATGGTCAAGTCCAAATAGTGGCAACGTGACTCCAATGCATCCAAGTGGTCTTTCAACTTCTTAGAACGAACGTGCTCAAACTTAATGTTAGTGATAAAGATCACACTACCTTTAAATTCAAAACGGTCTGGAATGCCTTCACGATTCAGCATGTTGCTGTCTGTGTTCCAAGAAATGTAACGCTTCTTAGAACTGTCCAAAGCCGCTTTCAAAATGTTCAGCGACAAGTCGTCGAGCAAAATGCTGTCACAGTCGTCAAACACTAGCACGTTACCTTCATCTGCAAACTTATAAAGTTTAGCATACAAACCCAATGCAGACATTGCACCTTTAACAACTTCAAAACGGTTCTTGCGTTGAGCCATCTTGTCAAACAAACTTGCCTGCTCAAGTACCTTCTCAACACCAAAGCTCTTACCTACGCCAGGAGGGCCACTAACAATCATAGCACGAACAGCACCTGTGGTAGTACCTTCTGCCATTTGGTCGAGAATGTCGAAACGTTCACGAATGCGCTCAATGGCGGCTTCTTCTGTTTCTGTGTACACTTCTGGCTCTTTAGTAACCATCAACGAAAACACATTGCTATCGTTGTTTGCTTTCTTACGCTGACTATCTGACATATCTGCAATACTTTGACCGCTCACTGTAATATCCTCCATGCTTTTAATTTTAACTCGCGCATTGTTACCTTTAGTACCAAGCACACCATTGTCTACTACTGTAACAAACATACCTTTGGCGCCTGTTTTGACATCAGATACCAAACGGAATGTTTCGTTTTTAACTTTAGTACCGCGATACTCGCCAGCAAAAATAGTTACGTTAGCCATGTAAAACTCCTGTTTTGTTAACTAAAAATGTATTATAGCACTGATACCAATTTGTGTCAATTAATACGTACACAATACCACTTTGATTTCCCAGTTATTTTTTTGGCAACGATCAACAAAATACTTACGGTCTGCAGATGGCCAGTTTTTATAGCCGCCGTTTTTAATATGTCCGATAATTTGTTCTTTCCGCTTTAATGCGGCTTTTTCGGATTTTGAGAAAGATACAAAACCATCAACAGGATTTGATTGTTTTGGGTTAATGGCGTAAACCATAGTTGCTAACATAATGACTCCTTTGTCTTAAGTTATATGCTTCGGCGAATTGCCTGGGCATTAAAAGCTAATAAACCCCATTGCTTACTAACTTATATGTATTATAGCACCAAAATCAATTTGTGTCAATTAACCTAAAGTAGTGTCTTCCATGCCTGCTACTCGCAGTTTTGTAATGTTATTAATTTGGAATTGCTTTGCGTCAATAGCTTTGAGCAGTCCTAGGTACTTGTTACGAACCATAGAAAATTCATTTATAAGTAACTGCCAATTGTATACTTCTGCATCACCATCAACATATCGTTCTGCGTCACGACTAGTCAATGCTCTATTATAATTTTCTGTAAACTTACGAAAGCTTTCGCTTCGTTTTTTTCTTAACTGTATATTAAGATATTCTAAGATTGCTTCTATCTCTTGTAATTGGTTAAACCTATGCTCGACAATGCCGGGCATAAGTCTGCTATTCATCTCCAAGTTACCTTTGAGGCTAGTTTCAATCCTAGCATCCTGTAATTCGGATTCGAAATATGAAATAGCATCAGGCAACGTAGTAATGTCGCCTGATACTTGTCTATACCAATTACTCATTCGTCGTCGTAGTCTGAGTCGTAATTATCTTCTTCGTAGTCGTCGTCTTCATCAATGATGTCGTCGGCTGTATACAAATCTTTAATTACAGTATCCAATGTGCTATCGTTACCAAGAAGTTCTTCTGCCACACTATCCATGTCGTAGTGATTTTCTAAACTACGCAAGAATGCGCTGGCGGCATCGTAACGTTCTTTTTTGTCAATATAAGTCTTAACACTTGTCCATGTGTCAACGATCAAATTAACTTCTTCATCATGCAACATCTTCATTATCCTCCGTGATTGCTGTATCTGCTGTATTTACTCCGGCAGTCAAATCACGAAGCATAATGTCTGCCATTACTTTGTCTAACAATTCATTAGTCCAACCTTTACGCATAGCTTTAAGGATTTCGCCATCTTTAGTTGTATAAAGATAACTATTACCTTCTCGCTTTAGTGAACCTTTTTCTTCAAGCATATCAAACAAGCCACTATAAGGACTCATACCTGTTGCATATGGAATTTGAACATGAACTGATTCAAATGGTTTAGCGTAACGAGTTTTCATAATCTTACAACTAGCACGAATACCATTTACAGTTGAAGTCTTATTGCCATCTTCATCTAGTTTAAGTTTTAGTTTACGCATAGCAACAACAATAGAGCTAGCGTAAATAAAACCTTGTCCGCCTGAAATTTTGTCATCTGGATCAAACATGTCCTGACTAGCGTATGTGTGATTTGTTGCAACTAATCCAATGTTTAGATTACCAAACATATTAACACAATTACGAACCAATGCTGTTAGTGCCTTAGGTTTACGACCCATGTCACCTTTTAAGTCACCTGCTTCAAACTGATTAACGTCCGTTGGCGTTAGCAACATACCCAATGAGTCAACGACGAACAACACCTTAGGACGTTCACCTTCTGGCATTGCTTTATATTCTGCAACAAATTCTGTAATAGTCTTTGCCACATCATCAATCATAGCCATGTTAAGTTTAAGTAGCTTGTCTTCGCCAGTATCTACGCCAAGTGCGTGAAGCCATGCTTCATCAAGTGCGTTTTCACTGTCAACCAGCACAACATAAATGCCTTGTTCTTGTGCGTGACGAATCAAGTTGCCTGAACAGATATATGATTTGCCTGCGCCAGACTCACCTGCGAATACAGTAACCTTACCCATTGGAACGCCTTTGAAAAAGTCGCCGCTAATCAAATAGTTAAGCGTATAGTTACCTGTGCTAATCCAATCAGTTGGATCGTTAAAGCCAATACTAAGGCCGTCAATGCTCTTAGTAATGCTTTTTCTAAATTTGGATACGTCAAATGGTTTAGTCATTATTCGCGTTCCATTTCACTAGCTTCTTTAATAAGCTCTGTTAGTTCTTCAATAGAACCTACAGTAATCTTAGCATTCTTCCAATCGTCATTGCTATCACGTCCGCCAATTTCAAGCATATAGCCATTGTCGTACATATTGATAGTAAATGAGTCATTTACTTTAGCGAGTTTATCGCTAATTTTCTTTACTGCTGATTTTTTAGTTGCCATTTTGTTCTTCCTTTTGTTCTATTTTATATACTTCCAGCATCCTTGTCAATGGTTCCATTCGTTCTTGAAAGACTTCAGGGCTAGCATCTGCTACACGTTTCATATCCCATTTAGTAGGGAAATGTCTGGCGATAGAATAAGCTTCGCGTCTAACTTGTTTGGAAATCCTAGGATACTTTTTAGTATCGTGGGCAAGTTCTTGTAGGAACCGTTCTGCCCACATTACAGCACGATATCTTTCGTCTGGTAGTGTCATTGGATACTCTCTACTTTGTGATAATCTACGTTTCTTAAGCATTGGTTAAACAAGGGCCGAAGCCCTTGT